AAGAAACTGTACGGCTTGAGACAGGGAGAGTTGATGACTCTGACAGGCGGCACAGGTCTTGGCAAATCCTCTATCACTAGAGAACTAGAACACTGGTTGATCAATAATACAGAAGATAACATAGGCATCGTGGCTCTCGAAGAGCATGACCTAAGAACTCTTGACTGTCTCATGTCAATAGAGGCGAATGACAGACTGTATGTAGATCATATCAGAGAGGGTTACGATCAGAAGTACTTAGATGAAATCTACAATAAGATATATGATAACGGAAGGGTGTGGATACACGCCCACTTTGGCGCTAACGACATAGATGAAATCTTTAGTAAGATTAGGTTTATGATTATAGGTTGTGACTGCAAGTGGGTGGTAGTTGACCACTTACATATGCTTGTGTCCTCCTCAACAGAGGGCGATGAGCGCAGAACTATTGATAGCATCATGACTAAGCTCCGCTGCATCGTTGAAGAAACAGGGGTTGGTATGATCCTAGTCTCTCATTTGCGTAGAGTAGAGGGCAATAGGGGACACGAGAATGGTGTCACTGTAGGTCTTAACCACCTCAGAGGCTCACAATCTATCGCTCAGTTGTCTGATTGCGTCATCGCTTTAGAGCGTAACCAACAGTCTGATGATCCTATTGAATCGCAGACTACTCACGTAAGAGTTTTAAAATCCCGGTACACTGGTGATGTGGGGATAGCTACTCACTTGCTATACAATCAGGAGACAGGTAGACTCAGCGAGGTAGATGCAGAAGATTATCAATATGATGGAGATGAACTATGAGTTCTTTAGTTTTTGATATAGAAACTGATGGGCTAGACGCTACTAAAATCTGGTGTATTAGTACATGTGATATTCATACAGAAGAATTGAACTCATACTATGGCGACAGTCTAGAAGAAGGTCTTGAAATACTGAAGGATGCTGACAAGTTAGTTGGGCATAATATAATTGGGTTTGATATTCCAGTTGTAAAGAATCTAACGGGTGTTGATTTGTCTAACAAACCTTTAATAGATACTCTTGTGTTGTCACGCTTATTCAATCCAATCAGAGAAGGCAACCACGGCCTAGAATCTTGGGGTTATAGAGTGGGCCTACCTAAGATAGACTTTACAGACTACGGTACATTCTCACCAGAGATGGTGGAGTATTGTGAGAGGGACGTACTGGTTAACAAGAAAGTCTATGATGTTTTAAATCAAGAGAGGCTAGGCTTCTCAAGAAAGTGTATAGATTTAGAACAGAACGTAGCTGAGATAATAAGTAGGCAGAGCAAGAAGGGGTTCTTACTAGATGTTAAATACTCTACACTTTTCTTGGCTGAGTTAGAGGATAAGCTAGACGCTACTGTTGTCGAAGTCCACAAGGAATTCAAACCCAGTGAGAATGTTTTAATTTTGTACCCTGTAAAAACTTCTGCTGATAAGCTATCTAAGATGGCTGTTGCAGGAGATGGTACTAAGTATAGACTTAACTCTGATGAGTATGATCTCTTACATCATAAAGATAATATAGCGCGGATTACTAGGACAGAATTTAATCTGGGTTCCCGTAAACAGATAGGTGAATACCTAAAGAAATTTGGGTGGGTTCCTACTAAGTTTACTCCCACTGGTCAGCCAATGGTAGATGAGACTACCCTCAAAAAGATAAAGGATATACCACAGGCTTTACTTATTGCTGAGTATTTAACATTACAGAAACGGATAGCTCAGATAAGATCATGGTTAAAAAACATTGACGATGCAGATAGAGTGCATGGGTTTGTTAATCCTAATGGTACAATCACCGGGCGTATGACACATCGAGAACCTAACCTTGCTCAAGTACCAAACTCTAACTCACCTTATGGCACAGAATGTAGGGCTTGTTGGATAGTGCCTGAAGGTTACAGACTTGTAGGTATAGATGCGAGTGGCCTAGAACTTAGGATGCTTGCACATTATATGGACGATAAGGAGTTCACAAATGAAATTCTCCACGGAGATATACACACCGCTAATCAAAAATTTGCGGGACTTGAATCTAGAAGTCAGGCAAAAACTTTCATCTATGCATTCATATACGGAGCAGGAGATGAGAAGCTTGGAACAGTGGTCGGAGGAGGTAGGAAAGACGGCACGAGACTTAAACAATCTTTCCTTGATAATCTCCCATCACTTAGGAATCTTAAAAATAGAGTTACAAGAGCAGCAGCAAAAGGTTTCATCAAAGGATTAGATGGTCGGAAGATATACATAAGGTCAGCTCATGCGGCTCTCAATTCTTTATTGCAGGGCGGGGGTAGTATAGTTATGAAGGAAGCGTTGTGTCTGCTTAACGGCTATATTCGGGATAATAATTTAGACGCACACTTTGTAGCTAACATCCATGATTAGTGGCAGATAGAAGTCTTAGAGAAGGATGCTCAGAAGGTAGGTGAGTTGGGTATCTTGGCTATACAAAATGCGGGACTAGAGTTTGATATGAAGTGTCCCTTAGATGGTGAATACAACATAGGAGCGAACTGGAGTGAAACACACTAATATTAGGCAGCAAGATTTGTTTTTAAATACAACACCGTATGCGTTTGAATACGATTTTTCTAGGTTAAAAACTGCGCGAGATAAAGTGTATACTTTAATGAAAGATTCTAAATGGAGAACTCTTAAAGAAATATCTTTAAAAACAGGCTCACCTGAAGCAAGCGCCTCTGCTCTCCTAAGAGATTTTAGAAAAGCAAAATATGGTATGCACATTGTAGATCGTAGAATCAAAGGTACAAGAACTAGCGGTCTTTGGGAATATAAATTAACAGAGAACATTGCTGATGAAACTTAAACACGATCCAAGTAGAGTAGGCGATCTCGCAGAACACTATGCTATTACATGGCTATGGGATAGTGGCTATCATGTCTTTAAAAACTGTGGCTGTACAGGCCCAGTAGATATTGTAGCTATGTCTCCAGAAGGAAAGATAACTTTAATAGATGTTAAGTCGTATAAGGATGGGAGACTGTCAGGAAAATCAGAAATACAGAAAGAACTAAACGTACAGTACTTACATTATAATTCAGAAAGTCGTGAATGCAGATTCGTGGAGCATAGAAAATGGATGACTTAGTTCAAGACATATACAAGACTATAGAGCCACTGTCAAACGGCGAACCTATAGACATAACTGAAGAACAGATAGATGACTTCGGTGAGTATATAAAAGAAGTGATGCGTTCATGGGCTAACCCAACTAAAAGAGACTCTACCTTTTCTATTAGGATGTCTAATGTGGGCAAGCACCCCCGTAAACTTTGGTTTGATTCTAAGAGTACAGAGAAGCGGTCAACAATAAATGTACCGACCCAGATTAAATTTCTCTACGGTCACATGCTAGAAGAACTAGTTAAGTTGTTTGTAGTTATGTCGGGCCATGATCTAACAGGACAGCAAAAGGAAGTTGTTGTGGATGGCGTGTAGGCCACATTGATTGTATTATAGATGAAGAAGTTGTTGATATTAAAACTGCATCAAGTTTTGCATTCAATAAGTTTAAACACGGGACACTCAGAGATGACGATCCCTTCGGTTACTTAGGACAACTTGCAGGGTATGAAGAGTCAGAAGGTACTAACAACGGTGGCCTACTAGTTCTCAATAAAGAAAGCGGTGAGCTATGTTTCTATCAGCCAGAAGATTTAGACAAGCCTAATATTAGAAACAAGATAAAGAATATAAAGCTTGCATTAAAGTCAACAGAACCTCCGGTTGATTATTGTTTTAAGCCTGTCTTCGATGGCACTAAAGGCAATGAGAAAATAAATAAAAATTGTGGGTGGTGTGAGCATAAGTTTAAATGCTTTGAAAATTCTAATGAAGGCAAAGGACTGCGTGTGTTTCGGTACGCTAAAGGTTATACTTTCCTAACTAAAGTTGCAGCAGCACCTAAAGTGCAGGAGGTAGACCATGAATTCCAAGATTTGCAAACAGATACGGAGACAATCTAAGACTATTTTAGTTGAGTGGTTTAAAACTTTAGTCTCTGAAGAACAATCTAAAAACGTAAATGAAAGTAATATATTTACTTACCTGTCACCACAGACACATATCTTTACTGACAACCAATTGTATCTAAGCGCCTACTCTTACAAGTGGGTAGTTAAAAAAGTAAAGACTCTTATAAAGAAAACTAATATGGACGTTAGTTTAGTGGGGTTAAAGGACATTGTCAAATAAAAAAGGATTCAGAAAGCCCAGAGTTAAAAGACCTG